CCGAGTACCGCGCCAATGCGATGACGGTCAACTTCCGATCGAGCGACGACGACAGCCGCGCCGACGATCTGGACGCCCTGCGCATCGTCTACCGCGCTGACGAGCAGTACAGCGGCGCTCAGGACGTGTATGTGTCCGCGTTCGAAGAGGCGGTGTCAGGAGGGATTGGCGCATGGCGCCTGACGAACGACTACGATCACCGCGCAGAAACCGATCTGGACGACGACACGCCGCAGCGCATCCTGTTCGAGCCGATCAACGATGCGGACATCAGCGTGTTTTTCGACCCGGATAGCCGGAAGCTTGATAAGTCAGACGCCAAATGGTGCACTGTGCTTAACCCGATCAGTTGGGACACCTACACGTCAGACTATCTCGGAAGCGCTGAGGTCGAGATTGAAGAGCGTCCTACCAGCTTCAAGATGGTGCGGTCGCTGAAGCAATTCGACTGGTTCACGAACGATTCCGTCTACATCGGCGAGTATTACGAGGTTGAGCAGAAGGTAGAGCAGTATTCCGTATGGATGGAGCCGAATTCTAAGCTCGAACAGAAGGTCTATGCTGGCCTGGATGCCGACTCGCGCGAGGATGCGGCCGAACAGGAGGCGCACTGGAAGTCGGTCGGATACGTGAAGGTTCGTACCGGCAAGCGCAACCGCAAGCGCGTGCGCAAGTATTTTCTCGACGGATGTGGCGTTATCAAGGACTGCGGCTACATAGCAGGGACCGAGATTCCAATTGTCGTCGTGTTCGGAATCCGCCAGATCATAGACGGAATCGAGCGCTTTCAGGGGGCTGTGCGGCTCGCCAAGGATTCGCAGCGGCTGTACAACATGCAGATCAGCACGCTGGCCGACATCACCGCCTTCACGCCGCGCGAGAAGCCTATTTTCACGCCTGAGCAGATCGCCGGCCACGAGTTGACGTGGGCGGGTGATCTGGTGGCGAACAACCCGTATCTGCTGATCAACCCGATTACCGGCGCAGATGGATCTGCGACTGTCTCCGGTCCAATCGGCTATATCAAACAGCCCGACGTGCCGCCTGCCCTTGCAGGTCTTGTGCAGATTAGCGCGGCTGACATGATGGATGTGACGGGCGGCGATCTGGCGGCAAACCAGGTCGTCTCGAATACGTCAGATGCGCTGGTGAGCCGTGTTCAGGCGCATCAGGACATGCAGGTATATATCTTCACCGACAATATGGCGCGCGCGATGGAGCGTTGCGGGAAGATCTATCTGTCGATGGCCTGTGACGTGTACACGGAAGAGAGTCGCCGGTTCTCCGCGGTTGCCGAGGACAACACGACGGAGACGACGACGATCAACGTCCCAACCGTCAATGCTGCTGGAGAGCCTACGATAACCCGACACTTCACGCCAGGTCTGGACGTGTTTGTCGATGTGGGCCCGGCGTTCAATAGCCGCAAGGATTCCACCGTCAACGCAATCGCGAAGATCCTGCCTGGCATCACTGATCCGCAGATGCAGCAGTTGATGATCGCGACGCTGGTGCGCAATCTCGACGGCGAGGGCATGGAGGATCTGTCCAAATTCGCGCGCATGCAGCTCGTGAAGGCTGGAGTCGTCAAGCCGAACGACGAAGAGGCGCAGGAGTTGCAGGCAGAGCAGGAACAAGCAGCAAACGCACCGCCCGACGCAGCAACGGTTGCATTGCTGGCCCAGGCGCGCGAATCGGATGCAAATTCCGCGAAGTCTCAGGCCGCGGCCGTTCAGTCGCTCTCTGCTGCCGAACTTAACCAGGCCAAGGCAGCGCAAGCTGTATCGCAGACCAACGCCTCGCAGCTTGCGACGATCATCAACATGCTGCAAGGCATGCAGGGCAACATACAGGGCACTGCCGAGCAGATCAGCGCCAGCCAGCCGCAGCATCCGTCCGACGCCAAGGTAGACGCAGCATTGGCGAGCGGGAACGCCGCACCGTCGCCAGGCATCAATCCTTTGCACGGCGCGCAGGTCGTCCCTGACCCGACAGCGCAGGATCTGACGGCCGGTAACGTGGCTGCGCCGCCGCAAGCGCCTATCCATGCGTCTAACCGGCCGGCAGTGGGCAGATGAGCGACGTATCACTTCCAGACTGGGCTGAATGCCTGCTGACACAGGGGCCGCGGTACACCATTCTGCACGGTGGCCGCGGTTCGGCAAAATCGATGTCAGTTGGCACCGCACTTCCTATCCGAGCTGCTGCCGAGCCGTTACGCGTATTGTGCTGTCGAGAGATTCAGCAGTCCATTCAGGAATCCGTGAAGTCAATGCTTGAGTCGCGGATGCGTGCGATGGCCCTTGCTGGATCGTTCTACGACATTCAGAAGTCAGAGATCAATGGCGCGAACGGCAGCAAGTTCATCTTTCGTGGCCTGAGCGACATCACGGCTGACTCCATCAAGTCGCTAGACGACATTGATATCGTGTGGGTAGAAGAGGCACAGGTGCTGTCTCAGAGATCGCTTGATCTGCTGCTTCCAACAATCCGTAAGGAAACGTCAGAGATCTGGATGACGCTTAATCCCGAACTCGACACTGATCCGGTCTATACGACCTTTATTGAGAAGCCGCCCGCTAACGCGCGCGTGATTCAGGTCAACTGGAATCGGAACCCGTTCTGGAACAGCGCGCTCGAAGCGGAACGGCTGCGCTCACAGGCAGACGACCCAGAGCGCTATGACCACATATGGGAAGGCGTGCCGCTCTCGGCGGCATCCGGCGCGATCTATCGGGTTGAAATGCACGCGCTGTCGGTAAACAACCGTATTAGGCCGATTGCGGAAGATCCGGCGCTGACGACCCATGCGGTGTTTGACCTTGGCGTAGCCGATCTCACGTCTATCACCATTGCGCAGGCAGACATTAGCGGATTGCGCGTGCTGGCGTTCCACGAGGATCACGGCCTGGCACTCAAGGACTACAGCGACTGGCTACGACAGAATGGATGGGGACATTGCACGATCTGGCTGCCGCACGACGGTCGCGCGCGATCTCTGCACACCGGCATGTCGTCGGAATCGCTTATGAAGTCGTATGGGTGGAACGTGCAGATTGTTCCTTCTCTTCCGGTCGAGACAGGCATACAAAACACGCGGGCCGCGCTCAAGAATGCCTTTTTCTCAGACGATAACGGATGCGGGCTGCTGTTAGAGCATTTGCGTCGCTATACACGGAACAAGGCAGGGCACCCGCAGCACGACGAACATTCACACGCTGCGGACAGCTTCCGCTACACGGCGATCGCAATGGGGCATTTCAAGGCCGCAGCGGAGCGCGTGGCGAAGCAAGCCGACCTCGCCGCGCGCGTGAAGGTCATTCCGACCGTGAACCATTGGGGCAATGTAAATCGATGACCATGCTGATGCGGTCAACAGACGATTCGTTCCGAACTTCGTGCTCCAGTTCATTGCGGAACCAGAAGAGGCGGCCGGTCAGCATCTGCAAAGCCTCATCCTTGCTGCCGTCGCTTTCCTCTCCGCAGTAGATCACGGCGCCAGGCTGCCCCTGAATGACCAGGTGAAAGCGGCGCCAATACCTGACGTGTTCCGGCGTATCGGCATGGCGGAAGATCCTGCCGCCCGGTCGAATCCGGTTGATCATCACACGGCCAATGCGAGTCGCCCGCGTGAAGCGCGCCAGATCAAACACAAAGTCATGTGCCTGCGTAATCTGGTCCCATGCCGGGCGACAGATGGATTCATGCTGGTCATAGCCCGGCAGCATGTTCTGTTTATATAGATCGATCTGCTCGTCTGTGAGGCCAGTAGCAATCTCCGGGAAGCGGAGCATGATCGTATCGGTATCGCCAAACGGGCCTTGCGGATATTTGCGCAGGAAGTCGTCAGCCTGCCAGCGCGCGGGGTCCATTGAGACAGCCAGCGCCAGGGCGGACACGTCCATTCCGTCCTTGATGATGTGGAAATTTCGCATGTCAGAAAGGTATTTGAAAAACTACGATAGCCGTCATGAGCGCAGCGACCGCAGTACCCCATCCGAGGACCGCCTTGATGACGCCAAGGCCGTTGCGTCGCACACCGCTAGCGATCTTGCGCGTTTCACCGATAGCCTCGGCGCCAACCTCGATCAGTGACACATGCGTGAGAAAGAGGATGCGCCCTAGCGCCAAGCTGAAGCACAACCCCATCGTGAATGCTGGCGGCATCAGAAAGGCGCTCGCGATGCAAAGCCACACAGAGAAAATCAGCCACATTCTTTCTTGCTCCGGTCGTCCTCTTCAATCTGCTTTTGTAGCATCGAGCGGATGATCTCAGCCACTGAATAATCACGTTCCTTTGCGATTTCTTCCAGTCGCTTAAGCATCGGCTCCGGCAGGTGTGTTTGAAAGCGTTTCATCGTGTGCATGATAGACGTATTTCGCACTACCAGGTGAGGGTTTAGCCGTATACTTCTGATGTCGCAAATTTCCACCAAAAGGTGAGTCCATGGAACAGCTAGACGAGACGCAAACGCCGCTTGAAGAGGTAAACCCACCTGCCGCCACCTCGGCTCCTGTGCTGTTTGACGAAGCGGACGACCTTGAATCCGGCGTTGAAGGCGAGGGCAGCCAGCCGGATAACGAAACTGCAGAAGTGATCCCGCAAGGCGAAGCGCCCGAGCAGAACGAAAGCCGCACTTTCCGCAAGCTGCGCGAAATCAGCAATGCTGCGCTGAAAGACAAGCGCCGTCTTGAGCGCGAACTGGAAGAGATTCGCGCCAAG